ACATTATCTTTTTTTAATATTCTTCTTTGTATTTTTTTATTATCTCTTGAAACTTTAGGCAATATTTTAGGATTTGATTTTAAAAAATTCAAATGTTTTTGAGTTAAATTTTTATTTAATGAAATCCTTAATTTAATTTCCTCTAATATTGTATTATCTGACATTATTTAATATATTATATTTTATTTATGCCAACGCTGTTGAGAACATACCATTCCTTAGATTAGCAGTTCTAACAAGTTCAAGATAATGTCTGGAAATATATTGACCTGCGTCAAGTCCCCCATATTGAATCTGCATCTCAATACCTTTAGAATCAACACGCTCATTTCGATTAAGTCGATATCCTTGCCAGAACATAGTACCTTCAAGACCTTGCCCACCTGCAGAAGATTGTGTAGCACTGTTGTAATCAAATCCACCAACAACACCTGCGACACCACTAGCGGCAACAAGCGAACCACCGCGATCATATTCTTGACGAGTAATTTGCGGAACATTCTGCTCAGTTGCAACAAGGTCATGAAAATGAACAGATGGAGAAGTTCGGTCTACAGGATATAAACGATTATTATTATATACAAGATTAGTTGTAAATACTTGATTATTTATACCTGAAATACCTGGACAAGTTGCTTGGAAAGTATTTAGCATAGACAAGTCGGGCTGGTCAAATTCAAATTCAAGACCACCAATAACTTTATTAACTAAACGACCAGCACCACCAATGGGAACAATCTGCTGACTTGCTAATGCTGTATGCGTGAAAGACCTTTTAGCAAGACGATAATCAGTATAAGTCCAATTCATATCAGCATTTTCTGAGGCAAACCTTGCCATAAGATCATTATCATAAAATATGTAATCAGCAATAAATTGAGTTTTAGTTGTATCAATTTTCCATGCTTGACGCTCAGCAAGAGGCCCACCAACATTAGCACCGATTTGACGATTTAGACTTAGTAGAGGAGTAAAATGAATCTCAAGAGCGATTTGAGTAGAACCAAACATATATAACGGTAATTGATTAAATCTTAACCACGGGACTAGGTCTGCCATACTTACAGAAAATTCACTGTGATTTTTATTTTGTAATTCTTCTTGAATTGCTAAAGTGCCATCCACACCATCATCATTAAGCAAATATTCATTTTTAGTTCCTAATCCGTAACCAGAAGCATTAACATTAGATTGATTACCGTTATCGTCACCTTCATAAATTAATTGGTGTGACATAATTCTACTAGTTAAATATGTTTCCCGTTCAAGATTAATATCATTATCAATGAACATAGATTTATAAGCCATCCAATGCTGGAAATCTGTAATCTCTGATACAGTCTCAGTTCCAATACGAAGTGCTACACGGTCAATTAAACTATATACACCAACACCTACGGGGAATGACGAAGTAGAACTTATTGCGTCTGATAATGCAGTTTTCTCCATTGCTAACTGAATACGAGAAAAACTATTGAGAAATCCACGATTATCTAACACAAATCTACAGAAAGATTGATTATTTACAACTGGATCCAGAACTGTAGTATCATAATCCATGTTCATATCACTGGTTATAGAACCAATATTCATAAGATTAGGAATTTTAGAGCGTTCATCTTCAACCATTGCCATATTTATATATTAAATAAATATTTAAATTATGATTATTAAATTTAAAAAAAAAATTATTATTTATACTTTTTAGTTTTTTATTTTAAGAAAGAACTTGGAGACCATTAGCGTTCATTACAAGAGTCTGCTTGCTACGAACAAAGATAAAAGCACTGTGCGGATTATTCTCTGTTAGGCCTGTTTCCATTTGTACGCCAAAGTTATCAGTTCTGAAATCCAAACCGTCACCCGAAATATTGTCATATTGAACACCAATGCCGAACATGAGACCAGCGTCAGCAAAGTCATTGTAATCAGTAAATCCAACACGGTTGTAAGTTACAGGAGTAATCTGGGAATTTTTATTTTTCATAAATGGAACAAATGTGTTCATAATTCCACGAACTAACTGAGGATCAGCAACAACACTTGCTGCATTATCTTTGACATTAGCATCAATATTATATTCAAGTGGAACTTGCTGACCTCCTTTTAACCAAATTACTTGTTTAATCGGAGCAATTGTTCCAGTAGATAATTTATTAATTAATGGGGTAGTTTGATACCCGTCAAAATCTAAATTATTCAAATAAGTAGAAGGAATAAAATTAATAAATACTCCAAGAACTCTAGATAAACCCAAACGGAAATTTATAATAGCATTAGTAGAATTTACAGTCGTGTAATAAGAACTAATAGCATTATATTCCATAGTTGTGGAAGATTGACTCATTAAACGGGATAATTCATCAGGGGCTGGATTAATTACCTCACATAATAATTTTAGATTAGTAAGTTGATAAAATGCCCCCGTATCTGTCCCAGCACTGTTGAAAAACTGACTATCAGGAGCAAGGTGAATATCAATACTTAAACCACCAATACCCCAACCTTTACCACTTAATCCAATAGGTTCTTTGTTATTTAGGAAACCAGTGGGAAGATTTAAACAAAAGGAATTACCCGAATATTGTTCATCTACTCCACCAAGCGAACCATTAACATTATTTACAAATGATAATTTATTACCAAAACTATTCGGCATCATTCCAGAAGTGCAACCCAAATGACCAATTGCTTCCTGCTGACTTGATACATTGGGAAGATAACTTGCTAAAAATCTACCATAATGTCTGACATGTTCAATAACATTCTTAGTCTTTTGACTAGATAAAACTACTTGCTCAATCATTCCATAAGCCCCTAATTTAGGACTAACATTTAATGAATCAGAAGGGAGTGGGGTGACACCAGTATCACCCGAAGAAGATTTATAACAACTAAGATTACCACAAATTCTCAGAGAATTTCCAATTAAAAATCGGTCGGTTTCACCTATGATGAAATTTACCACTGGGTTACCATCTCTATAAGACACGCGACCAGTTGAAACAATATTGCTGGGATCTATCTGTAAATAACTTGTACTTCCTCCAGAAATATTAGACATTATTTATATAATAATTAATATTTAAATTTCATATATTTAATTTAATTTAATTTAGAAAAAAAATTTTAAATTATAAATAAAATGGATTGTGATTTAAAAGGAATTTTAAATAATATTACCCATAATTGTGAAACAGACATCGAAATTATAAAAGATAACTGTGAAGTAATTTGTTTAATTTCAATTACAAAAGCATTAAATATGTGTTATTTTCAAATGATGGAAACAGGTCTATTAGAACAAATGAAAGAAATTCTTAAATATTGTTATACAGGAATAGGACATTAAATAATTACTTGGACATTACCAGACTTAACCTCAATCCTACGAATATGAGCACAGTACATACACCATAGTTTTGCTTTCGTGGGCTCGGTTGTTTCTTGATAATTTACTTGAAGACTGAAATCTTTATTACGAGCATCATATACAGCGTCACCAAGTGCAAGAGCACGGCCTATGACAAAGTTGGAATTAAACCTTGCCATAGAATGTCCAGTGATTCCTGCCTGACTTAGAGATTTATCTAATTCAATCATATGTTGTCCAGAAATTGCTTTCTTGCTAGATACTCGGGTTAAATCAACACGACGATTAGGTTGGAGGCGTCCATCATATAAAAATTGATAATTAGTAATATGGTCTACAACGCCCTCAAGATTCGGACGACAAGACCTTAGACGATAATTAGTAGGATTTTGATCATCATGTTCATGCTCAATTTTATAAGTGTCAGTAGCACCAATAATTTCTTTGCTTGTGTAAGGAGTGCTGTCCAGGGGAACACATAGAATGGATTTAGCACGAGAATTCTCAATAGGAATACGAATATTAGCAACACGGTCAGAAGCAAGTTGAGAATATTTATAACAAGTATAACTCAGGAAATCATAATTAATCATACCGCCTTCCCTCATTCTTTTCATCATTTCATTCTCATATTGAACACCCGCGTCAATTTCTTGAACAATTAATGCTACATTCTCAACTCTATACGTAGGATTGTAACTAGTTGATTCCTCAACAGATTTAGAATAAACAAACCAATCTGAAGCATTATCTGGTCCAGCCCCAGTAATTGCTGAAGCAGACACTGGTCCCAGAGTTAATGATAATTTATTAACCGCCCCACCTGTGAAATTTATTGCAGTAATTTCTGGAGCACCTGTTGTTGCTGCCCAAGTAACAGTAGTGGTAGTTGATGCATTAACTCTTTCAAATCCAATCTTCTCACCTACTACGAATGGACACTGACCAGCATTTAAATATTGACTATTTACATCATTTAGGAAAACCGTTGTAGAACTACTGCCATTAGGCCACGAGGCACCAACAGAACTAATACCAAAGAATTGAGGATTAAGATTTAATTTACGGAATCTCATTACGCTTTCTAACTGTCTGAAACAATAACGATTATCCTCAAGTAAAATAGTTAATGTAATACCACCTAAAAGAAGATTAGGGAATATTTTATCATTCTGGAAAATACCTGTATGAATAGGAATTATTACTTTAGCAGATTGGAAATCATCTGCCGTAAATGAAGCATTCAGGACAGTAGAGGCATTTGCTATAGGAGATTTGAAATATGGATTAGTATGGAAATCATTCTGAACAGATTTAGTACTACCTTCCGATCCTCGAGTATCTGGGGTATATGCCGTTGCTCCTTCAGTTAAAGCCCGTTTTCCACGAAGACTGTTATTAGTATGATAATCATACATTACACTTACTAAAGTATTGTAATTATCAATTTCTTCTAATAGTGTTCCATTAGAATCATGAACTCTAATAGTTCTGCATAAACTCTGGAAACCAGTCTCCGCATCTAACTGAAGACGAGTTGGTTTAATAGAATTCAAAGCAGTACTGGCATTATATGTCGGTGGAATTATTACTACATCCGCCTCCAACATAGTTTGCTGGGGATTGAAAAATTTAAGTCCTGGGTCAATTCGGATTCGTATTTCCTGACCTGCTTTATAATTAACACCATTCTCTGCAGGAATGCGAACAGATTTTTGGGCAATAGGAATTTTATTTGTTGCTGACCAGTAACTCATTATATTTATAATTTAATAAATATTTTAATTTTAAGATTTAATTTTAGAAAGAAAAAAACAATTTATTCCTTTTCAATTATCTCAAATTCAAACATCTCTTTAAGTTCTTTTCGTTTAAAACAATGGTCAAGCGTTTTATTTGAATTATAATTTGTTAATTCAATTGGTTCCCGAGTTAAAACATTATACATTACTAATATATTTCTTAAATCTTCCCAAGATTTTTTATGAACTGTGTTAGTATTCGGTGGATTATAAATATCTCCAACTTGCTGATAATTATTTATAAAATAATTTGGATTTTCCTTGATTTCTTTTATAATTTTTAATGAACCATCTTTTTGCTTTTCACATTCTGGGATAAATTCAACATATTTCATATCCATTCCAAGAAGTTTTAAATTATTAAATCCAATAATATATGAATATAATACTGCACATGAGCCACTACACCAATCTATTAAATATCTGAATGGATTTCCTTCACTTCTTTGTAACTGTTGAAGATACATTACATTTTGAAATTGTAAAATACCTTCCCAATGTTTAATGATTGAAGCATCTAATAAAAATGTTTCACACCTTTTATTTTCAATTAAATCTTTAATACTTTCTATATTAGATTTTAATACATTTGAATCTACACAAACATAATGATTCGGATACCAATCTATTTCTCTCCAATGTCTAAATGCTAAACATGTTCCAACCGTATTTTTATCTTTAAAAAATTCAAAATCAAAACCCTCTAATGATTTCCCATTACCTAATATATAAACTTCTTTTGATTCATTTGACATTTATAATTATATATATTTATATTTTAAATATTTACCGCCCAGATTGAATATTATCTTTAACTTCTGCTCCAGTTGTACCCAATGCTTTACCAACTATAGGAATTTGTGCTTGTTGTGGAATTGGTTGTGCCTTCGCCTTTGCCTCATTTTCCGCTAATGTATTTTTTTCTTCTTTATCTCCTATGAGATCAGCACCCGCTGCAACAAGTCCTAACACACCTCCTGCAATATTCAAGGCGAGTCCTATTGGAGCACCTACTATTGAAGCATCTAATGCCACGCCTGCCGTTTCTAAAGCAGCCACTCCTAACGCTGCAGTTTCTACACCTCCTGCAGCAATCTCACCAATATTCCCCGCTTTTTGTGCATCATTAAGTTTTTTGAATCCACCTTTACTATCATTATAAATATCGTCTACTGCTAATCCAATCTGTAATGCTCCACCTAATACTTTTGCCCCTCCTAATGCAGCCTTTGCCTCAGGAGCAGCGTCTTCTTCCAAGAATGCTGCACGCCTAGCAGTCCTGACCGCTTCGGTGGCATAACTCTCGTCTGGGCCTGCCGCCACCCTATCAAACATCATAGATTTAGCATCTCTTATTCCTGTATATGTTTTCTGTACTGCTTTTAAAGTATCTTCAACTGCTTTACCTTTAGTTAATATTTGATCTCCAACAACTTCTCCAATTTTTTTAAAACTTTTATCTGCTAATTCATTTGTATTAAATGTGTCTATAGCATTCTTAACATTATTCTGATATTTTGTAACATTTTTCATATTAGATTGTCTAATTTGTCTATTTATATCATGACCTACTCTATCAGGAATATTTCCTAAAGTTAATGCATGATTGAATCCATAAGCATTCTCGGACATATTATATATTAACTAAATATTTAAATTACTATTTTATATTTTTATAAATCTTTCTTATAAGAAGTAAAACTTGTAAGAACATAAATTTAAAAAGTTTTCTAAACAAAAAATAAATTTTCAAAATGAATCTAAAAAAATCTCTTCATAAGATCTCTTTCTCATTAGAAAGGTTTATTTAAAGATATAAAAATATATCAATTAAAATGGAAGAATATTATAATTTTAATAAAATAAATGAACACGCTAAAATATCAGATAAAGAAAACTACCATAGAGGTTACAAAGACAATATTTTTAGTGAAAAACATTTTATAAAAAATAAATCTGATTGGAGGTATGCTAGGACATTAGACATCAATAATTTACAAGTAAAAGAATATATGATTCAACATCCTGACAAATTTAAAACAATGTGCCTAGTCAATCTTTATCACAGCCAAGGTAATAAATTTAATAATATTTATAAACATGAATTCACTAATCTATTTAAGGATTATTTAAGTAAATATATTGATAATAGTTCATTAACTAAAATTAATAAAAAAGAAATGATTAATAGAAATCTTACTAATTTTGATATCAAATATAATCTTATTTTTAAAGAATGTAAAAAGAAACACAGGTATTCTCAAAAATGTAAATTAAAAAAAGAATATCTAAAATATTTAGAATGTGGTGATATTGAGCAATGTAATTTAAAAGATTTATTGTATATGATTATTTATGCCATTGACACTGAACAATCTTTACATTCTTCACCTTCTTTAGATTCCATGTCCTCAGAAGTATGATATTATAAACATTTAAAGAAATAACTACTTAATATATTGATATATATAAATGGAAAATTTTAATAAACATTATAATAAAATTTTTGAAAAATATGAAGATAAATCTTCTGGTTACAGAAGTAAAAAATCTCAATTTAAAAAAGAATATAATAAATATTTAGAAACAGGAAATATTAATAAATTTAAACATTCTCTAAAAATATTCATTGCCTATGTAGAATTATCTGAACAATCTTCACCTTCTTTAGATTCCATGTCCTCAGGAGTATCAACATGATTATCATCTAAATCAGTTTCAGTATTCCATAATATTTCCTCAAATGACCTTAATGCAAGCCCCTCTTGAACTTTCAAATATAGAAAGTCATATTTTTTTTTAACTGCTTTCTTATATACTTCATAGAATTTAGTTTTATCACCAAACATAGAACAGTACTCCTCAGCAATCTGTTCTAATTGTTTGTTATTAGATTGTTTAAAAATAATGACATCCGTAGCATTGTTTCTCAATATTGTATCCACAGATTTAAAATTCTGAACAAAGACACCCATTAAACCAATATTTTTATGTCTGAATCTTGTTGCCAAGAATGATATTTCATTATTTCTTTTCATATTAGATCCAAGAATATCGTCACAGATTAATGAAATAAAAGGCATATTTTCTTTCTCCCCAAATCCGTCTTGTTTAGCAACTAAATCACTAATTACTCCGTCAGTGTAATAATCAATTACTGAACATGACTTCTTTAGAAATCTGGCAGTCGGGTCATTATTTATTGTATTACTAATAATAATGGATTCGTCAAAGTAATCTTGTCCAAAGAACCCGTCCTCATATGGACGGAGTAACATATTATTTATTAAAACAGTCTTACCTGATTTTACTGCACCAATTCCTAACAGTAGAGCAGGTGCTTGAATAAAGTTCGGGTGTGTAGGTTTTATACGGGGATCACGAGGTAAATCTTTAACTGGTACAACAGTAGGGGGCTTATTAAAATTTACTTGTTTTTCTTTTTTTTCTTTTGGTGAATCCATTTTATTTAACACATATTTTAATTTTATAGATAAATAATAGAAATTTATATATTTTTAATAGATATATATGAATAATTTATTGCCTGAAGTTGTGGATGAAGTTGAGCCTGTTGAGATACCTGATATTGATTTAGATAATGGAGATAATAATGAAGAAGAAGAGGACACCGAAGGTGCTGAACAACTACCTGAACCTATTAAAAAAGAACCTATACCTACTGAGGACATATTCAAAGATGCTCCTGCACCTGTAATCGCAAAACCTAAAAAGAAGAGGACAATGACACCTTTAATGTTAGAAAAACTCGCATTATCTAGAGCAAAGGGTAATGAAACACGCAGGAAGAACAAAGAAGCAAGATTAAAAGGTGAAATGCCTACACCAACTCAAAAGAAGAAGATTGTCAAGGAGCAAGAAGAAGAGAAGAAAAGGCCTGTAGTGAATAACATAGTGCATGAAACAAAGAACATTACAAATAATATTACTCATGAAGATATTGAAAAAATAGTTAATCAATCAACTAAAAAAACATTAGAAGAATATGATACTGTGAGGAAACAAAGGAAAGCAGCAAAGCAGATTGTTAAACACAAAGAGATTGAACAAGAAAAAGTGAAGAAGAAAATATTAGCAGCACAAGGATATGCGTATGGACAACCTAATTTTTATGCGAATTGTTTTGGTTAAATTGATGTATTTTATTAATATTAGTTGAAATTTCTAATTGTAATTTAGTCATTTCTTGTTTTAAAAATTTATTCTTTTCTTTTAATGTTTCAATGATTTCTTCATCTTCAATAGATTTATCTTGATATCTATGTAGTTTTACAGTCAATTCCTCTTTATCTTGTTGTAATTGTTCAAGTTTAGTCATTTAATATATAATATATTTATATCTTTAAGTAAAACCTTTCTCATTAGAAAGGTTATATGGGAAGACTTTTTTTTGAATTCATTTTGAAAATATTTTTTTTGTTTATAAAACTTTTTTAATTTATCTTGTTCAAGAAAACCTTTCTTATAAGAAAGGTTTCTAAAGTTAATAGAAATAATCATGAAATATATTAGTATTAAATTTATATAAAATATATATTGACCTATTAAAATGGAACTATCAGAGATAACAATCTTAGATGCCAATCAAAAATTTAGTTCTGAGTTTTTGGGAGGTAATAATTCAAATGCCCTATTTACAAATAAAATGGGGCACGGTATTGAAGTTCAACCTGGAGATAAAATATCCATATATAACTCATTCATAGCAGAGGCTGGTGCAACCACAGATGCTATTGAAATCACAGATAAATTTTTAGGAACAAGAGAAATTGTATATACTCAATTAACACCTGTAAATTATATTAATGGATCTAATGAGAAACCATTAGGATATGAAAGAGTGACCGCTTCAAATATTACTGAAACAGTGAATATGAGTCAGAATAATGTAGACATATTAACTAATTATTATAAAACTACTAATGGAGAAAATTATTTTAGTCTGCCTAGAAGATACTGTATTGAGGGTGATGGGCTTTCTGGAGCAAATACCTGGAAAAGCACTGATGATATAACTCAGGGAAGGTGTTATAATAATGGAATATTAAATACAGAAATAGGGGCAAATAAATATAATGGTTCATTTGAACAAGTATTTGTATGTGACGCAGATTATTTCTTTTTTAGTGATAATGGTTCAGGTGCAGTCGGCAATGACAATGTCAATGAATGGAAACTTAGAGGAGATAATTCAAGATACACGATATTTGTTAGGGAAGATACACGCTATGGACAACAAACGGATATGATAAATTTAAATAATACATTAGTATCCGTAAATACTTCTGGAACTGAAACAAATGGATTATATAGTCCATCTGAGTATCCTTATATTGAATATATTGAAAAAGTTAATATTAATATTCAACAAGGTTTTGTATCTCCGAGTGCTCTTGCAGAAAATATTAGTAATCAATTGAAAGAACAACAAGAACCTCAAATAAATTATTTCTCTTCAATATTATCTCAGCCTGGTAGTCCTTCACCTGGATATGAAACATTTTTACCCATGTCTGTTGAATTAAATTCAAAAACCTATCATACTTTCTGGAGTTCTGGAACAAGATTATCTAATCAGGATAATTGGACAGCGTGGAATAGTAAATTAAATGCTTCAGTGATATCCTTTAATTCAAGTTTAACTAATAATTATTTATCTCAGTTTCAATATATTGGTGTTAAACGACCTGATTTATTTAAAGCAGGAAGAGTATGGGCTTCTAATTCTGCTTTAAATCAACCAGGATTATTAACACAAGCATACTTTAGAACTGCTTATGATTTACATGAATTAAATTTTACAAATTCAGCAGACATAAATGGGAATGTCCCATTTAACAATTTACCTAATCATACGATCACTACTAAGATGGAGTGGGGACAACCTGCGAGTAATAAAACAATGGAATATATAAGAGACATTATTAATGCTCAAGAAAACTATCCAGAATTATTCGATAATAAATTTAATCAATATCAAGGTTTAGTTACTGTAAATAATTCAAGATTTCTACATATGAATGTTTCAAAGGATGGAACTGCTCCAGGAGAACGAAATACACCAATATCTTCAGTTGGTTGGGATTATATGACTGATGGAACGAATGCTTGTACTGATAATGCTTCTTCTTTTGAATATAAATCAACACCATTATTTTTTGATTATAATCCAAAATATAAAAATATAGATACAGATGGGGAGAGTTGGGAGACGGGTTATAAATATGGAATATTTAAAAAAGTTTTATATTCAGGAACCTATTATGTAGCATTAACTACTTCACATATAGGAATTGGCACGGACGGAACAGATATAGAAAATTTTTCTGTTGCAGTTGGTTCTGGAATAATTACTATGACTGGATTTAACACTAGTTTATTTGATAATGGTTTAACAGGAGCAGCCTCAGGACAAATAGGTGGAGGTTCTAAGGTTGTTGATTCAGGATCAGGCTTAGGGACGGGAGGATTTGATTCATTAGCAGGCCCAATAGGATTAGTTACCCCTAGGTATTATTTATTTACTGGGAATAATACTAGATTTTTAAGAACTAAAAATATAAGTGAAAGAATTAGAGACGGTGGTTTTGTTGTAATATCTTTTATTCAAGGAAATTCAGCTAATGGTGGGGAAAATCCCGATGCAGGGGAAGATTTATCATTAGACATATTAAATTCGGTAGGTACTGTAATATTTACACATGTAATTTCGTTTGGTGCTCTGGCATATGTAGGGAATGCTTTTACTGATTTTGTTCATAAACTTACAGATAACGAAGCAGCCCAGGGAGTATATTTACAAATAAGACAGAATACTTCTTCACAATCTACTTTTGATACGTATGGAGTTAAATACTTTGCTTTTGAACAGAATTTTTATGATCCCCTGCTTCCAAGGGATCAAACTTCAATTCCTAATCCATATTTCAGTTTAAATAATGGTTTAGGGACAAGCAAAATAATAAGCGAACAAACAAATATAGGTTGGGATATTCATTTTAATGCTTACGGGAATGCTCATATTGGTTTGTTTGACGGATATTTGAACAGAAATTATAATGAAAGTGGTTTTAACACAATGAATCCAGGATTTAATGGTTCTTCCAACACTCCAGAAGATACTCCAAACATACAGAATTTTCAATATGTAAATAAAATTTATTTAGGCAGTGATGACCCATTAGTAGAATATAATAATATTACTAATAGATTTGAAATATCTAATCTTCATACTCCTGAGAGAGTTCAAAATCCATTTAATGCTTTAATGAGTGATGGTTCTGAGACTGACACTGATCCTAGAATGGTTGCTGAGTTTCCCACACAAGGAGACATAGTTTATAAAATAAATAAAAGATTATATAACAATAATTTTACACCAGACATGATGCCTTATAATTTAAATAATTTTAATATTACTGCACAATTTGATAATATGAATGGAACACCTCAAGAAGCTGGAGCACTTAATATTTATAATTTAAATCAAAATTTACAAGGATGGAATATATTTGACCAATTAACTGGAATAATTATAAAAGATTTCGGATATACATCTGAAACTTGGAATGATTCTTTATTTGGAATAATGGGATTTTCATATGAACAATTTAATTCTACTGTTACAAGTTTGAATGACATTACAACAAGAGTAGGAAATAGTAATAAAAATAATTTACCATATGCTTTTACAAATGCTAATATAAATTCTGTAGACACAATTGATTTTCCAACAAATACGGGAGGGTCAAGTAAATATACATTACAAATTCCAATAACACAACAATGGAATAATACAAATCTGTTTCCAATAAATATGCCTCAACCAGCAGGCAAAGTACCAGCAAATCTATGGTGGGGTCGTAAGGTTAATGCTTTCCCTGCTATCACGGAAGCAGCAACATCTGTTAAATTATCTGCTCAAACAGTTCCCAGAGCAATTAGAACAGGGTATTATGCTATTAGATCAGATGTAGTAGATACTCCTAATTTCATTGGTGGGCCTGATAGTGGATTTAATTATCCAATATTACAATGTTTATCAAAGGTGAATGATACTAATGATTGGTGGGTTGGTGGGGAATCTTCAATTGAATATTCATTTACAAAAACAAAAACTATTACAGAAATTCGAACTGCTATTACAACACCTGACATGAGACTTGCATCAATAGAAGCAGGATCAAGTGTGTTATATAAATTAACTAGATATAGAACTGACCATACTGATATTATTGGTGAGATTTTAAATGAAAAAAAATAAATATATATAAATATTAAATATGAAATTATTAGAATTGTTTTGTGGAACAAAGTCAGTTGGTAAATGTTGTAATGAATTAGAATATGATTCAGTGTCAGTTGATTTTGATAATAAATTTAATCCAACACATTTATGTGATATATTAGAATGGGATTATAAACAATATGATAAAAATTATTTTGATATAGTTTGGGCAAGTCCTGATTGCACAGAATATAGTAAATTACAAAATTCATGGTTAGGTAGAAAAAAGAAAGGTGAAATTTTCACAAGAGAAATTATGGAAAATAATATGATTAAATCAGATAAATTAATATTAAAAACTTTAGAAATTATTAATTATTTTGATCCTTCATTATGGTTCATTGAAAATCCACAAACAGGTAAATTAAAAGATAGAGAAATAATGAAAAATATACCTTTTTATGATGTAGATTATTGTATGTACTCAGATTGGGGGTATAAAAAAAGAACACGAATATGGACTAATAAAAAGGATTGGAATAATTTATTATGTGATAAAAAATGTGGTAATATATTTAATAATGTTCATAAAAGTAATTTAGGTGGACATGCTGCTGATAATACTAATTCTGGTTTTTCATTAAAAGATAAATATAGAATTCCAAATGATTTAATTAAATCATTAATTTTAAATTAAAAAAGAGTAACTAATATTTTATTCAATTACTCTAACTCTTTACTCTAAATAAAAATATTATATTATTATATAAATGGCATACGGTTCATCAGCACCACCACCTAAAAAATCTAGAGTTCCAAAAGGTTCTCATAGAATGCCCGACGGAACAATAATGAAAGATAGTGCAATGAAAAAAAAAGCACCTGTTAAAAAAGCACCTGTTAAAAAAAAATTAGATTTTGATTTAAAAGAAGGTACATTCACACGAATGGCAAAAGAAAAAGGATACGGAGATAATGTTCAGAAACTTGCTACAGACATCATGAAACACCGTGAAAAAGGTGTTCTTCCGAATGGTAAAAAGATTACAGCATTAATGATAAAAAAGGCAAATTTTGTGGTCAATGCCAGAAAATTCAAGAAATAAAATATTATATATTGTATATGCCTTTGACAAAAGAAGGGAAACCAGTGTTATATAAACCTTGGAAGAATACAACAACTTCTAAAAATAAATTCTGGGTATATGTTAAATCTGATACTAAAAAAGGTTTTAAAAGAATAGGATTTGGATTAAAAGGAATGCAAGATTTCACGCAACACAAAGATGAAAAAAGGAGAAAATCATATTTAGCCCGTGCTAAAGGAATAACTAATAAAGAAGGGAAAAAGACTTGGACTGACCGAAATACTGCTAACTACTGGGCGACCCACTTCCTTTGGAATGCCTGATAATTAAAATATTGTGTAATATATATATGTATCCTTTATCAGACATAGGAAATTTAGTAGTAGTAATTTCAGGGGCACTTGGAAGTTTGTTGTTGATTGTATTCAAATCAAAATGTACTAGTATTTGTTTTGGGTGCATAAAAAGGAAAGTTCCACCAATAAAAAATACAACTTCAGATGATTTAGGAACACCAAGAACACCTGAAATTCCTGTTAGAGACGAAGACGCACGCCCATAATTTATTATTAATATATTTTATAATGTAAATGGAATATAAGATTCATAATTCATGGAAACGATTAGAGATTTTATCAATAGTTTATAAAATGTCGGTGGATATCAAAGCATTTTGTTATTTAAATAAATATAATTTGATCGAAAAATTAAGTAAATTTATAATGACTAATAATATGGATTTTTTAAAATTTTTATTTAGTCCTAAGCCTGTCCGAGTATGGTCATATACAGAAAAAAAAGAAGTGACTTCATTAGCAAGGAAAATATCTAATTATTATCAAACTTGTAATTTAGAAAACTCTGGATATTTAAATGAGGATGAAATTAAAATTGATATAGAACATATTAAAAGTTATACAGATGTATGTTCTGTGAATAGGGCAATAAAGAAACATAATTCAGTAACAGGAAGTAAAATTCCAATAAATGTTTGTTATTCTGAATATGAATTGACTAGACAAGATGAACGGATTATTAGACAGAAAATGATGGGTTTGACAATTAGACGAGGTAAATTTATTTTGGAATTCGATTAGTTAATTTTATAAATAAATATGTATTAATTATATTATGACTTCTAAATTAATTTATGGTGATCAAATTGAAGAATTAGATAAAATATTTTTAAAAGATAAATTTTATTTTCCAATGAATACAAGTAGGTCAAATGTTTTAAAAGAAAATGATAAAAAATATCCTGGATTTGCTTTAGGCATTGTATTTAGTTGGACACATGGACACGAATGGATTTTATCTTGTTTGTCAAAGCAGCCCAAATATTCAGTTTTATTAAAAAAAGCAATGAATTTTATTAATACATTTGATCCAGAGTTTGAATGCACAACAATTCAATTTAATAAAAATTATAAAATAGCAAAACATATTGACGGAAATAATGTAGGGGAATCATATATAATAGGTTTAGGTAATTATGTTGGAGGTGAGTTAATTGTATATGATAAAGAAGACAAGCCCACATATATGGACATAAATCATAAATTTTATAAATTTAATGGATCGGAATATTATCATGAAGTAGCAGAATTCTTTGGAGATAGAATTACATTGGTATTTTTTAAATTAGGTGGAATAAATGGTTGTTTAAAAAAATAAATTATTCTTCAATTCTATTTACGGCAACTTCATATATTTTAGCATCTTTTTCGATTCCAATAAAATTTCTATTCATATTTCCGCAAGCAACTCCCATACTTCCAGACCCCATAGTAGGATCAAATATAATGTCATCTTCTTTGGAGTAATATTTTAAAATCCATTCCATTAATGCTACAGGTTTCTCAGTAGAATGTTTTCCTCTGGTTGATTTAATTTCTAATAATGAATTAGGAAGTGCTGGGTCATAAGCACTTGTTCTATCTTTTCTTTCTATATCTAATTTTTTTATATCTATTTCTCCGTAAATAGTATCCATAGTTTCAGGTTCAGGTTCAGGACAATCTTCTTTAATTAATGAAGTAGGAAGTGGTGGGTCATATATTTTATTTCTATGACCTTTTCTTAAACTATCATCTGTTTTATTTTTATCATAACAATCTTCTTTAATTAATGAAGTAGGAAGTGGTGATTTATATTTATCTTTTCTATGTTTAGGATTAATAATATTTATATTATTTCCGTAGGCACTATCTTTAGAAATATCTATTTTAAATTGTTCTTCTTTTGTATTTTCTTTAATAAATTTATGTTGATGAGAAGATAAATCATAGAAAGGTAATTTTTCATAAAAAACATAAATCATTTCGTGTTTTCTCATAGGCATCTTCTTAGCACATAGGAAACCAGCCGAAGCAGATTTACACCATACTAAATCATATCGGAATGGACATTTCTTAGGACAACTATTTAATAAAGATAAACCGAATTTAGTAGTACAGGTCATAATTATGGGAGTATTTAATTTTTTAATTCTCATAAATTCAATCCATAATTTATCTAAATCGATTAAACAATCCCAGGAGCACGAAGTTTGGCCATAGGGAAGGTCGCAAAATATTAAATCAACAGATTTATCATCCATTAATTTCATTGAGTCAAAACAATCACCATTATATAAAGTTGCCATTTTTATATAATCTAGATATTATTTTTGGTAGACAAACTACGAATGTTAATTCTTTCATTACTAAATTAAAATTTTTATCAGTTATACCTAAATGAGTATTACAAGACGAACAAGTAAATCCTCTAAAACTTCCTGTGATATGATTATGCTCCAAAATACTTTTTTTAAGTTTAATATTACAAAAAAAACAATTATTATCTTCATCTGCTTTTTCACAAATATCTTCTGGATAATATTTTAAACCTCTCTTTTTCCATTGTTGTAATTTATAATGATGTTTAAATTTTGGATCTCTTCTTCTTTTTGCCTGATATTCAGCATTCTTTTTTTTACCCTTTTCACTTCTATTATATTTTTGTCTTGATGTTAAATCCATATATTAGTATATTAATATAAGGTATATATCTTTAAATAAATTTGAAACTAATAAATTAATAAATAATATATAAATAAATGCCACAAATTGAAAGAAAATTAACGAGTTCTGAAATACGCTGTATTGCAACAGAATTGATGAGAACGGTAGATAATGTGCCAATATTTTATATGGTTGAAATATTAGAACAAGTAATGGAAATGCGACATAGACAAGGTGAAACTGAGGATGTTGAT